GTTATTTCACGTATCAAAACTTTGGTATCTTGGATAAATGTAGAGGAAACAGCCTAACGTGTCAAATGCCCTATCCAATGAGTGCAATCATCACACGGGTCATCACACCAGTTAAAGTCTAGCCAATCTATGTCATCAATAAGTCGCACGGGATAGAATCCAATACAACTGAAGGGCTAATTAGTAGCCCTTCTTTTTACCCATAGTTTTCTTTTTCTTCTTTTTAGTCGTTTTCTTTTTAGTTGTTTTTGGTTTTGAATGATAAGGCATTGTTTGTTCTCCTAACATTGGTCTTTGTTTAACATTTGTTTTAGTTTCAGCCATCTTAGTCCTCCACTGGTATCCAGAAGTGTCTACAACGATGTCCGCCTCTCACAACGAATGGATCGCCTGAACGTTTTCCTGACCAACTCTCACTTGACCATAGATTTCTTGCTTCTGCTTCTGTAAATGTTTTACCTTGATTACGGATACAAAAATCTCTGCTTTCTGAGATTATAGATCCTGCGTATCTAAACTTATTCAGACCTGCTTGTCTGGCACGATGTTTAACAAATACTCCATCAAAGTCCATTACTGTGTCGTGCATTTCGGCACTCATCTTTTTACTTAAACTTGTGCCTACATTGACACCTGCGAACTTGTTTTTAAGTCGTCCTAATATCAATGCAATTTCTTCTTCATTTCTATCTGCGGCGTTTCTTAGTTTTCTTAATCTGTTTTGTAATCTTGTAATCTCAATATCATCAACTGTAATCATAAGACCTGATATTGCGTGTCTGGTGTTTGTAGCAATATCTTGAACGGCAAGACCTGCTAATGCACCTACTACAATACTTGAATTTACTGTTTCTTTATTCTGCTTTACAGTTTCATCTAATCTTGCATATGATTGTGCTTTTAGTTCTGCAACTATTCTGTTATCAACAGGAGTAACACCATCACCTGTCATTTCGGCAGTATCACGTGCTAGTGTATCAAAATCGTCTATATACGCTCTCACACGCTCCTGAACGAGGTTACGGTAGTCTTCTGTGATAGGGACACGTAACTCTAATAGTTCGTCAATCGTCTTTGTTTCTAGTATTCTTTTGGCAACTTTATTCTCAAGTGTCTTTTCAGAACTCTCCATAAACTCGTCAAAGTTATCTAAAATCGAGTCGATTAAATCACTATGTTGTTGTATCTGTTCCTGTGTCGCCATCTAAGTTTGCTCCGAACTCTGGTGCTTGTGAACCATTCTCAATCTCTTTGATAATAGTATCCATCATTTCTTCATCTTCTATTGTGATACGTGCAATCTGTTTTGCAATCTCTGTAGAGTATTGATTGCTTGATACAGGTGCCGCACTTGCTTTCATTAAGAAGTCTAGTTCGGTGTATGTATCAGTCATATCAAAGTTATCTGGATAATCAATAACACCATCAAAGTGTGCATCACCATCATAAAAATGGACAAAATGGTGCCAGATTTGTTCTTCTGCAATCTCTAGATTATCGGCTATCTGTGCTAGTTTAACGTTCAATAACTCACGTTCTATCTTTAAAGAAACACCTGATGCTGTTGCTTTTGATGTTGAACGCATTGAACTTAAGTTAGCCATTCTGTCAATCATTGCAGTTTTTGTTTTGATTGATTCTAAAATACTGCTAATTGATTGTGAACTTGGCTGTAGAAGATACGGCTTTAATGCTGGATCCATATCTTGGTTCTCAATAGTAATAACTGCACCTGCACCGCCTTGTAAATCTACACCTTCTGTAGCAACGATACTTGGATGATTTGCAATACGCAATACTTGTTCAAGTTCCGAAAGTTCATTGTATATTGATTTCTGAACGTCTGCCACGTCAGCAACTTGTGATATACCTATTCCTCTTTCGTGTGAACGTTGACTATACAAGAATGTTGCAGGAATATGACCCATTGTATTTTCATATTGTTCCATCAAATACATTTCTGAGTTTTCTTCATCTACTTCATAAACTGAAACAGTTTCGTTTGTCCATACTCTGTAGATACATTTTTCATCATCTTCAAACTCTTTTAGTTTTAGATAGTCAATCATATAACGACCATTTGCCATTCTAGAAAAATGCCAATCAATAATATTTTCTGGAGTGATAACTGAAAGATAAGGTCTGATGCCTTGTGATAATTCTTCTGCTAGAGTAGAAGCCTCACTTGCAGGTTTATCTAACATCAACAGCACGTGACCATAGATATTTGCTAGTGTAGTTGCTTCACGCATTACAGCATCAAATGAACGACCTTCTAAATCAGCGTCCTTTAAGAAGGGTTCTAATGCCGGGTTATCTGCTAAAATACCGAACTCTCTTTGAGGTGTATCTCGCCAGATGAATGATGTATATGTGTCAACCACTGAACGACAATGATTGTCTAGTGGTGTGTTCATAATACGTTTGCCGTATTCATTATATCCATCATCTTCTTCTTGTAAATATTTTCTTAGGTATTGGCCTTGTTGGTAATCTTGCCCGCCATAGTAACTATCGTAATAGTATCTCCAACGGTAAATATGCTTTTTATACATATTATGCTTTTTTATAATGTTATCATAATCCATAGTGCTGTTCCTTTACATATGCGTAAATCGTTTTGGTTTATTGATTGCTCTCACTGGTTTAGTAATTGGCGCAATGTGAGCCACAAGATAACCAAGTGCATCATTCTGGTGGTCAAAGCCACCGTCTTTATCAGGGATTGAAGTCCCTTCTTTATAAACTTGACGCTCAAGACAACGAATAGAATTCACACAATTTGGGTCTATTGAAAATCTTATTGTTCCATCTGCACTTTCCATAAGACTATTTACTGCATTTATTCTATCTCTTACTGCATCGTGTTTTCTTTTTGTTTCTACTTTAAAATATTGTTGTAGAATTGTAATATCTGTTTTACCTGATGCTGAGGTTTTACGCTGATTGCCTGCAGGATCCGGGGTGCATATTACTTTTGTTTTATCATAACGGTTCATAATCTCTTGACATAGTTCTTCTGTATTAGAACCGTATATTGAAATTTCATCAAACTGATGTAATTTACCATTTACTATTTGACACACACTTGCTGACATTGGGTCAATGTTAAAATCGATTCCTATCCATATAGGTGCATCTTTAATAAATTCTTGTTTTGCTACGTGCTTCTTTCTATCAAAGTTGTAATAAATCTGTCCTGTAAAATTTATAAAACTTGCCAAATATTCTTGTTCAAATTGTCTTTTGTCCATATCTGCTTTTGCACGTTCTATTTCATCTTTAGGTATTTGTCCGCCATCTATTGAACGAAACTGAAATGAAGCCCAATCTTTATCATCTGTTTGTCCTAAATCATAAAGGTCTTTAAAATGATTAAAGCCTTTTGGTGTTCCACAGAATAATGCGTGACCAGGTGGTGTTTGTGCTGATAATGTTGGTCTCAATACTGCTTCCCACGCCTCTCTTTTCATATCTGCAAACTCGTCTAAAACTAGAAAGTCAACTCCTGACCCACGTAAGGTATCATATCTATCACTCCCTTTTAAGGAAATTTTGGAACCATTGACTAAACGAATACTTAATTCGTTCTGATTTATTTTATCTGCCCATCCTAGTTTTGTCATCTTACTTTGTAAATCTTCCCATACAATATTTTTAGCCTGAGAGTATGTTGGTGCAACATACCAGATATTACGTCCTGGATATCTTGCGAACCTAGCCAACTCTCTGATAGCAAAGAATGTTTTACCACATCTTCTTCCTGCTACAAACACTCTAAAACGTGCATCTGAATTAGCAACTGCCTTTTGTGCTTTATTCAGTGGCATCGTCTGACCAAGGGAGTATTTTATCTGCTTCTGCTACAGGCGTTTCACTTTGTCCTAACATAGACTTACCTAAAAAGATAAGAAGTGCTGGATTTCCTTGCATTGCTACTTCTATTTGTTTTCTTCTTAGACGCATTTTGCCTTCTGCTTTCCCTTTGTCTATTATACCCGCATATCTGCGTTTTAACGTGTCTTCACTGACACCTATGATATCTACCATCTCTTTCATAGTGCAATGAATCTGTGCTAGTTTATACAATAGGTCTTCGTCTATCTCTTTGACGGGACGACCCATCTTCTTTTCTTTTGCCATCGTTGTCTCCCATTTTACCGTTGGTTACGTAAATAGTCCTGCTAAAACAGTGCCTATCGTAGATGCAACAATGAGAATTAAGATACCCCATATTCTCATATCAATCTTATCTACTTTTTTTTCGACTCTACGAACATCCTGTTGCAAATGAACGAGGTGATTGTCACGTATCATCTCAATATCTTTTTTAATTATTTTAATTTCTATATCTTGTTCAATCTGGCTTTTACCAATGACTTTTGCTTGTTCAACTGCTTGTGATTTCATTGATTTCTCCATTAAGAACTACTGATATCTGATCCTAATGCAATACGTTTCCACGAACTGCCATTATATACACCAATACAAGGATTGCCTGAATCACCATCTGTGATATAAGCAATACCGCCGGTTCCTACTATTCCGAACCCTGCGATTGTATTTGCTGTTGCTGTGTTTAAGTTTGTTAAGTTTAGTCCATTATTAAATGTAGCAATACCATTTATTGTAACTGTATCATTACTATCTGAACCTAATGTATTATTACCATCTACTGTTAGATTGTTGTTTACTTTTAGATTATCATTGATTGTAACGTCACCTGTGCTATTTGATATTGCACCTTGTTGATTTAAAGTTCCGGTAATTTTTACATCATCATTGATGTTCAAATCACCACCTGTGTATATTTCTGCATCACCTTCTGCGTGTAGTGTAATACTACCACCTTGTGCAATGATACTTGATGAACGTGTTGTGGCTCCATTTGCAATCGATTCAATAGCAACTTTATGCCCCATTGCTGAGGTTGTTTGGGCTTGTGTAGTCTCAAACTTAAGCATAGCACCTGCTGTGCCTGGTAGAGTGCCATCACTTTCATTTGCCGCTATAGATTGTAGAACAAATGTTCTTTTACCACTTGCTACTGCACTTGGTGAACTTGGTGTTCCGCCTACAATCTCTGTTCCAAATGTAGGATTAGAGAAGCCTGATAATGCTGGTTTGTTTGCACCACCAACAAACTCTTTAATAAGAACTGCACCCCACTTAGTATCATCTGCTTGAACTTTAAGTCCGTGAATAGCATAGTTATTTGATGTAATAGTTTGGTCGCCTATTGTTGTTAAGTTTGAATTTGCACCTGTTGCCTTGAATGTGTCTGCTACAGTTACATCTCCACCATCGTTTGTAATAGAACCTGTAACAATTAAGTCATCATCAATCTTTAAGGTATCGCTTGTTGTGATAGTTGTGCCTTGAATGTCAATAGTTTTGTTTACGTGTGAACTTTCTGTAGCGCCTGCTTCTTCACCATTCTCTGTTGTTCCAATACGAATCTTAGTTCCAAGTCCTGTAGTAGAATGATTCTCTGTTGCGATTGCTGAAATCTCTGCTGAGCCTGTTAGCCATTCAGCACCTGTTTTGTAACCTGAATATGGGTTAAATGATAGAACACCAAACTCATCACCTGAATCTAAGTAATCATCGTTAGATCCGTCTTTACGACCTGCTGACATAACCATAATCGCTCTTGGCGAGAAGTTAAACTGTGATCCTATACCAAAATCGTGTGCACCTCTGTTTCTTACGTGAACACCTGCCCAACCATCTTCTTGTCCTACACCCATAATACTTGTAGGCATATTTGATCCTGCGCCATATGGGTTGAATGCTTGAAGTGTAAAGCCATCATCTACTTTAATAATACCAGAAACATCTAGGTCTTGTGACATTGTAACTTGACCTGTCAATGCTAGTGTGCTTTCACCTTCTACTGCCGAGATTGCTCTTGCACTTGTATGATAAAGATTTGAACTACCTTCACTTACTGTATCTGTATCACCCTGTGTATATGTTAAAACACCTGTTGAGTTATTATATGATAACTGTGTAGAGTTTTCTGAGATAGCCGCTCTTGCTCTTGCATCCGTAAAATAAAGGTTCGATGAACCTTCTGTTATTTCGTCTGTATTGTCTTTTGTAGCAATCTGTGTAGCAATATAAGCCTTTACTGATTGCTGTGATGGAACTTTAGTAGCAGAGTCACTTGCAAAATTATCTTCATCTAATATTGCGTTGTTTACTCTTGCGTCTGCTCTTGCATCTGTGTAATAAAGATTGCTTGAGCCTTCTGCTACTGTATCTGTATTTCCTTGTGTATAAGTTAAAGCACCTGTTGAACTATTGTATGCTAAACTACCACTTGCTGAAATACTTGCCCTTGCTCTTGCTGTTGTAAAATATTGATTGCTTGAACCTTCAGATAAGTTGTCTGTATCTTTTGTTCCAAGTCTTGTATCAAATCTTGCGTCTGTGTAATATAAATTTGTGCCTTCACTTAAATCTGATGTAGATTTGTTTCCAAAGGCAGTATTGAATCTTGCGTCGGTATAATATAAATTAGAAGAACCTTCGCTAATATTATCTGTATCTTTTGTTGCTAATCGTGTATCAAATGTAGAATTAAAATCTGCTGTTGCTAATTTTGTAGCAATAGAGTTTGTTACTGTTGTTGAGAAGTTTGCATCATCACCTAGTGCCGCCGCTAGTTCATTTAGTGTATCTAAGGCGCCTGGTGCTGAATCTACTAATGCATCAACTTTTAATTGTGCCCTTGCGTCTGCACGTGCATCTGTGTAATATAAATTACTTGAACCTTCGCTTAATGAATCTGTATCGTGATTTGCAATACTTGAAACAGTTCCTGTTAGAGTGCCTGTAATACCTGTTGGTGTAATTTGTTGATTGTTACCGTCTAGTGTTCCTACAACTAAATTACTTGTGTTTGCAATAACTTTACCTGTTCCGTTTGTTTTTAATGTTAAGTCGCCGTTTGAACTATCTTGGTGAATTTGACCTGATGTTAAATCTAAGTCTCCCATTTCAATTTTTGAAACAACATCTAGAGTTCCACGAACATTTATAGTTCCGTTATTTGTAGATGGGCCTAAATTGACTGTGTTATCTTGTATTGTAGTTGTTTGTCCACTTGATAACATAGTAATTGTGCCGCCTGCTTGAACGTTTAAGTTTTCACCTGCGTCTGTAGTAATATCAATTTGACCTGTTTGACTTGAAAGAATCTTTTGTCCGTTGATAAAAAGAGATCCTGGGCCAACATAAACATCACGCCACATACTTGTAGTTGAACCTAAATCATATGTCACGTTTGCTGAAGGAACGATATGACCAGAAACTGTTTCTAGTGCAGTCATTACTCTTGCATCTGTGAAATATTGATTTGTAGAACCCTCACTGAGATTATCAGTAGTATTATTACTAAAATCATCCTCCACTGCGGAGATAGTAATGTTCCCATTACCATCATCAGTGAGGGTTACATTATCACCACCTGTGACTGATTTCAACGTGGTGATACCGCCTGTGCTGGACTGTATTAGACTTGTTCCCGTGCCACCTGAGTTCACTTGGGTGTCTGCCGCCGCACTGGCTATTTGAACTTGATAAACTGCTTCTTGAACAGTAACCGTTTGTGTTGTATCTGATATTGTAACTTGTGTCATTATCTGGTCACCTCCGGTGTTGTATCTGCAACACCTTCTAATAGTCTAACTACTGAGCCAGATGCTTTCACCCACTCAACATCATAAACAAATTTACCATTACCCATAGCCGCTGTTTGCGTTGAGGTTAATGTCCAAGCAACTATACCTGATGCACCATTTGTTGCTGAATCAAAGGTAAAGGTTGCTTGAATATCTGTAGATGAATGTAGTTTTCTTACTTGACCACGAAATGTATCACCCGAAACGTTTATGACTGCATTTGAGTCGTCTTTAAGTGTGAGTGTTTTGGCAAAGTCTGCACCTTGCTGAATCGTTATATCGTGAATTGCCATTGAATTCTCCAGAGATTTATTTTTAGCGCCTATCTGTATTTATGCTTATTTAAATACAGATAAATCGCAAAATATTTCTAGAGAAGTTAAGTTCTATGTTTTAAGGTTAGAAGTTCTAAAATAACACTTTCTAGTGTCTTAATATATTGATTTCTACGTTCTAATTGTTCATTTACACTGTCATAGTGTTGTTCATTTGGTGTCAGTGAGTGATATTCTTCACCGGCTTTTTCTGCACGAACACGTGCATTTTCTACTGCTTGTTCTAGTTTATTCATAATTTCTCCTTTAAATCGTGAATGCTTTGTAAATCAAAGCAATGTCAATCACAATAATATTCCAAAAAATCAATGCAAATACTGAGTTTCTTAATTTTTTGTATCTTAAATCTAGGTCTGAATCTGTGTTTATTTTCATTGTTCTACCTTTTTGTATATCCATCTTCTGCATATTGCACTCATATGGTTTGGTTTTACTTCGTATTCTTTTGATAAGTCTGAAACAATACCCCAATAATATTCGTTATCGTATCTGTTTCTGATATCTTTTATTTCTTCATCTGTAAATCTACCACGTTCTGCCGCATTACCTCTTTGTAATGACCCTGCATCTACAATAATAATATGTTCTGGATTACAACACGCTGGTTCATTACAAGTTCTTGATACTCTAGTCCCGGTGTATTTGGTTGGTTTGGTTCCGTATTTTAGTTCTGCTATTACTGAATGAACTGTTCTCATTTTAGTTTTGTAACGCATCATACCGTAACCCAACTGAGAATGTTTACCACCTGTCCATATTAGACAATCATTGAATGGTCTACCTTTAGCAACTATTTGTTCTAATGTCCATTCTTTTGGTTTTCTACCTGGCTTCTGTCTCATATTACGTCTCCCAAGTAAATAAACCATCTTCAACTACAACATTGTATTCTGGTTGCTTTGTTTCTTGTTTTGGTTGTTCTTTTCTTACGTGTTTAATGATAGAGTCGCCATCAAGAATTTCCATTTGACCTCTTTTAGTTGAAATAAATTTAGTTTCAAACTTTGGAAGTTTGTCTGGTCTACCTGCATCAATAAATTGCTTATGTATTCTTGGATTATACATTTTAGAAGCAAATGTGTAAACGTGACCTACGCCATTGTTTACTACATCTTCCCATCCATTTGTTTTGAAATTTGCGTAACCTACTGTTTTCTTTTTCATACCTTGTAGAGTCATTTCATCTATTTGTCTTCTTGGTCCGGTATAACAGGTAATTGTTTCTTTTAAGTCTAAGTTTTTGAATGTAAAACGATAATCGCCATCTTTCATTCCATATGTATCTATTTTAGTCAATAGATATTCGTGGTTATGTTTCATTGATTTCTCCTTTTTTAAATCATATGTTATTATACATATTTATGATAAAAGAGTCAAGAGATATATTTAATCAATCATAAAAGGTCTTTTTCAAAGACCTAACAATTCGTTTCCTTACTCGTTACCACTCGTTTAGAAACTCATTGTTTGGACAAACACCTAATATCTATTTGGATAATAATAATATTATTCATCTTCACTATGGCGAAGCCACAGGTCGAGGGAGTTTTCCCCCGGTCACTGTGACTAACTTCTTCACTAAGTCTTACCACATTCTGTATTACACAACTCTTTCGAGAAAAGCAGGTTTAGGTATCAATCTTTATTACGTGCGGTCTACCCATACACTAGAACCATACAGTCAGTCTATCTAGTGTATTGACAGTTAAATGAATAAATCATTCTCGACATTCTGTCTCACTGAACTATTATATTAGATGTTATATTAGAACTTTCTCATATCTCTATGATACAACCATTGCGACAATAGAAAAGCACTCGATCCGGAAGGGGACGTCTTTTAAGGCATCCTGCATAACAGGGTAGTCTATTGAAGTAGATAACAAGCAATCAGCATACCGCCACACATCAGAACGGACTCTGCAACACGATAACAATCGGCGTGTCAACCTTAATCTTGTTTGTAATTTATGGGATAGATATTAGTTCTTAAAAATCGTTATATTAGATATATTTATTATAATAACAAATAATCAGACCGAAGTCAACCTTTTTTTAAACTTTTTTAAAATAAAAACCCTGCCATACACTCGTATAGCAGGGTTCATCGATTTTTAAGAGAAATCTAATGTTTAAAATGACATATACACTAGATTGAAACTTCCACGAAAGAAGTAATAGTATTTATCACATACTATCCGGGGGGATATGAGAAGATTTAAGTCACTTTCAAACCTAAATCTTCTCTAGAGAGTATGTGAAAAACTACACAACAATCTAAGCAACTCAAAACCAGTCTTGGACAAGAATGGATACAAGGATCGAATCACTTAGATTGTTCTTATATAATAACAGATATTATGGGAGTTGTCAAGTATTTTTTTAAGTGTCCCTCTCAAAGTTTCTACAACCAGGAGTTTGAGAGGGACTCGTCCATATTAAGAACGAAGGAGTTTGTAGTGTGTTTTAGAAAACCTACAATATTATTTATGCTTACATAAATGCTATTGCATCTAACTGTTTTGCCAGTTGTTTTAGTGATTTGTTGTAATCTTTTGGTAAATGCAGTTCCCATACATCTTCACGTTTTTGTAAAGTGCAATTTGCAGGAATCTTGTAAATGTCTGTTGATGATGTAATCAATAATACACCCGCTGTATGTTTTAGCGGTGATTTTCTAGTTTTAGCACGTCCTGTAATTCTCATCATTCTTGCAGGATCTAATACTGTGTAAGGCATACTTAATTATCCACTTCGTCAAAACTATCCCACAATTCAGCCATCTCATCCATAAGATGTGCATATCTTTTTTGTCTACTTCTATCTAATGTTCTAAAAACAACTACAAATTCGTGTAAATCATTTATATCAATGACGCCTATTGCTTTTGCTTGTTGTAGCATCATATCTAGTTTCATTACTACATAACTGTTTTTCATTTCACGGGATCTATCCCATTCTAATACAGGTGTTACCATTTTACCTTGTCGGCCCAATATGCGCCTGACATCCTTCCTTTTGCTATATTTTTAGCGTGACGTTTTTTGAATGCCATACGCTTATTTCGGTCTGAGGTGCTCTCTCCTTTGCGATATGGCTTAGTATCAGCGCCTTGTTGACCGAATCTAATAAGTTTAATTTTATTACCAGACTTGGCAAGAACTACGTGTGATTTGGTTGGATGTTTTGGTGTTCTTTTTGGTTTATTATAACCTGCTAACCCAAATCTTGCTAATCTAGGATCTTTTTTTCTTTTTTCCAAGTTTTATTCTCCTATCTAATAATGATTTAGGTATTCTTTTACCTGCTTTGTATAATGCAGATATTTGTGCTAATACACTTGCTAATTCAGAACGTTTTCCGCCTTTTACTCCAGAAAGATATTTTTTTGGCAATCCTGATTTCTTATCTTTTGGAACTGCTCTACGTTTCTTTTTAGCCATTACTTCTTTTTCCTGTTACGTTTTCTTGCTTTTGCTTGTAGGTCTAAATCGTGCTTTTTAGAACCTCTCATAAAACTATTTACTCTTGCCATCGCCCACCCTGCCATAGATATTCCTGGCCTACTTCCGGAACTTAAGTATGCGCCTTGACCTCTACGATAAACTTTCTGTAAATCAGTCAGTGTATATTTTTTAGACTTGTTTGCTTTTGCTCTCAAAGCCTTTTTAGCAGTATCAGATATTTTCTTAGCCATTATGAACTCGCAACTGTTGTTCCATCAGTTACATATTTCCAAGCACCACCTACTGAATAGATAAGTTGAAATTTGTTTGCACCAGCACCATCTGTAGTCAAATATGCTACAAGACCGTCATCGCCTGAACCTGCGTTTGCAGGTAAGTTTGCGTATGCTGTTGGTGTCAATTTTATTGCACAAGGAAAAACTCCTGTCTTTGGTTCTAATATATATTGAAACTCTGTTGCTGTTCCAGACACTGTATTGTAACCACTAAGTTGAACGTGTGTGTTAAAATTGTTTGTATCTGTAACATTATCTGCTACCCACTTAATACCACCGCCAAGAACATCTGCCTTGTTTGCAGTATCAAATTTACCAAAAATACCTGCTGATTGATTTGCGGTAAGATTGTGTGAATTTGTAGCATAATCACTTTGAACCATCAAAGAAATTAAATCACTTGCGCCTGATGATGAATCTGCTGTTCTTGTCAACAAATGTGAATCAAATGCAGTTCCGATTGATTGAATTTTAGGATCAGTTCCTTCTGCTGTGAAACTGCCTACAATGAGTTTTGATACATCTAGATTTGCACCAGAGTCGCTGTGTGCTAATCCTAATGTTGTAAAATTTGCGTCAAGTTCTGCGTGTGACAACGCTGATCCCTTACCCGCTCTTGTTGTGATTGCCATATTTTTGCTCCTATTTTGTCATTCTGACAATATATGTTTTTTCCGATCCGCTTGTTGTATCAAACAAAACATAAACATTATCTCTGCTTTTGCCTTGAATGTATAAATTAGATCCAGAAACTAAACGATTGGTTTCATCACCTACTGCACGATAAATGTGTGTTGAAGAACCATCGTGTCTTCCTAATCTAAAGAAATAATAGTCAGAAGTGCTAGGATCTTGTTTATACACTGTATGACTACCTAATGCTTGTTTTAACACTAAATCACTTGACGAACTAATACCTGATTGGAAATCATTTGCATCGTTTTCTACCCAAGCGTTTGTTGATGTGTTGTAACGATACAAGAATGTTCCTAATAATAACCAACCAGTTGTATTTGCTTGTAACCAACTACCTATACCGGTATATAGTGAAAAATATGAATTAAATGCAACATTACTTCCGCCCCAATAAGTTCTTGTTATTGATTGTTTTAACCCAAAGTTATCGGTTCCGCCTTCATTTTGATGATAAACATCAAATCTATTATTTGTTCCGTTTGCTATAGCAAAGTGTATTGTTCCATCTGCTAGTCTACCAATAGAACCTGCCCAACATTCAGTTGTGCCACTTTGCATAACAGTTGTTCCATTTGATGTATTTAAATCAGTTGAATTTAATGTATCTACTTTTAATAGTTTCCATTCATTTGTTCCAGCCCTTTGTATCAATGCGTAAAATCTGTTATTACTATCATCATAATATGAATCTAAAACTCTTGTTATCGATGACCAACCTAAATCATAATCTATGCCATTGGTAGTAGAATGAGGTATTGCAATACCATCTAATGTTCCAAATGAATCTTGTGAAGTTTGTGATAAACCTGATGCTCTAAATTTAATTTTAAGTGCATTATTCAAGTATGCAGAATATGCCACAAATAAACCGTCTGCTTGGTTAATACTTGTTACCGCAGATTGTAATGTATTAAATTTATTATTTTGAGCATTTTGTGGCAGTGTTAAATTGTAATATCTATTTGATTGCCACGTAAAAAATACATTTGGATCAGGTGTAAAACTAGGATCTTTTGCTCTAATCGTTACACCACTTATTGACATATCATTGACTTTGTATGGTGCAAAGTAAACAGCGGCATCGTGCTGTTGCTCTCCTAAAAGAGCCCAATGTGATATCGATGTAACAAATCGTTTGCTTGAGTTAGAAAAAACTACAACATTATTTGCTGTATTTGAGTCTGTAACTTGAATATCTGCACGTATTTCTGACCATTCACCTATGTTATCAGTCGCTGTAGGTTCATCATTATGATAAGTTAAAATTTCATTTGTTTCATCTAATACTGCATCTGCTGTTCTATATACTAATCTATTTGTTGATTGGTGTGAAGTTCCATTTGATCCAGCATCAGCATTTTCATTACTATCGCTCCAACTACGATTGTATGCAAATCCAGTTGTAATTGGCCCTACAACTGAAAGATTACTCCAGTTACCTGTGTATGTTACTCCTATAGTTGCTTCTGCAAAATTATAGTGGTCTTGTTCTGTATTTTCTGCATCTCTTGTAAGGTTGCTATCAGTAGTTGATATTGGCCCAAAGCCTCTTGCTCCATCGTATGAAACATTTCCAAATTGAGAACTGAATACAGGTATTGCAATTTCATTTACAGTCATAGAACCTGTATCTACTGCACCACTAGTGCCTGCTCTAAATAATTCATAACTTAATGTAAAATTACCTGTTCCTAAAACTCTTAAAGATTGAACATAATCTGTAACTTGTGTTGGAGTTCCTGTAAATGTAAATTCGTGTCTTGTGTAATCTGTTACAACATAACCATCTGTAATATAATCACCACTTTGTAATACTGAACCTGCATATAATTCGTGTGTAGAAGGTATAACTATGTTAAGTGTATAATTTAATGAATATGATTCTGTGACACTCCAACTCGCTGAACTTGTTCCAGTCAATCCATACATACTTGCTATTGGATTTCCTGTTGTAGGAATAAATGCATTTAATGTGTTTACATAATATGCTTGTGATGGTAATGAAAGTTCTTTAAGTGCTGTCCCTTGATTAAAATTTGTTTGAATATCATAGTTTGGAAACCCTGTATTTGAACTATCATTGTTTCTAACTACTTTGTATTCTAGATAAAAAGGCCCACCTGAATAGTCAAAGTATGGAACCATTTGTAAATTTTGTAATGCAGTATTACATTGTGCTTTTGTTCCTACGATTGTTAAATCACCTGTTGCATTACCGTTACCTGAAACTGTTGCCCCGCCGTTTGAACTACAAGCGAAAGAGGCATTTGTTGCAGTCAATAATGAATTATCTGATGATAATTTCGCTCTTGCTGTAACTGTAAATGTAGCCGCACCTGCAAAAGAATTATCGTTTATTACTAACCCACTATCAAAGTTTTTTGTTTGGTCTTCGTTCCAATTCAATGCTGAACCTTGCGTAAATGTTGTTTCATCTACTTGTGTTACTGTAAAATTCATAGGAATATTTGCAGTTGAATATGATGAACCAACTGTGCTATTTGCTTTTGTCATTACAAGATTACCAACAAACGTATCAAATTCATCGGTGTCAAATGTAAATTGTAAACCATTTAATACATTATCCATTAAATTTGTCATACTAGTTGCAGTTAAATCAATAACACCTGTGCTTGAATTGTATGATACTGTTGCTGTTGGATGTGTTACTGTATTGACTATTGCTATGCCATCTGCGTCTAATTGCATTGTAAATGAAACTGAATTTGTTTCTGGCATAGTAGATTCATTTGTTGTTGACAAATCACTGCTTGAACAACTAACTGTCAGTGTGCTATCTTCTGTAGTCGTTTGACTTGGTAAAGAACCTGATGTAGTAATATTATGTGGATGCCAAAATGTTCTTTGAACATATGAAGTTGTTGGCCCATCTGAAATTGTAAAATATAAATCAAATGTTGTTTGATTTGAACCGCGTATGTAACGAATATTATCTAAAAATGCTTGTGCTTCTGCAACTGAGCCTGTAAATGAAAATCCTGTTGTTGATCCTACTGATGGTTTTTTATTACCAACGTATACACTTCCTGTTCCTGAAAATGAACCATAATTTACTGATGATGTTGCAGAACCACTATAATCTCTAAAATTTGCGGCGACTGTAACATTTTCTGTATCTGAACCGTGTGATATTACACCTAAATTTAATTTTTCACCTGATGTTGCTGAACTTGTAAATTGTTGACCATTTGTAGGTTCTGTAGAGAAAAAAGGTCTTTGATTTGAAAATGTAGGTTGTGTTGGATCAAATGTAACAGTGTATGATTGAATAAGAGTATTACTTCCATTGTAAACTTTCAATGACATAACTGTGTCAGGTATAGCAACTGTATCAGCAGGTTCTTCTTGAGTATAACTTCCGCTAGTATTGTTTGATTTTTCTACTATAGGTGTCCAACCTCTTATTGCAGGATAATCAGGTGGGAAAAACGAAAGTGTATCTAATACTGCGTCTACATCACTACGATTTCCTGAACAACTCCATTCTTCGGCATCTGAATTGTATGATGCTACCGCTGTTCCTGAACTTGGTGTTGAAATATGTCCAGTTGCATCCATATGAGTGTTTGCATTGAAAGTGATTATTACTTTGACTGTATCTGTTGCGTTTGGAAAATCACTGCTAAGTGCAGTTGCGATTTCACTTGAACCATATCCAAAACTCGTCTCCTGGAAAGGTGTATATGTTACTGTTTTACCTAAAGCCATTTATTATCTCCATTAGACGGTGTTTGCCCATATTCTTGTATATTTATCCGGGTCGTGTTTATGCGCCGTCACAGCATAAATCCCGTCTTCTGACTCTTCAATCGCTACTACACGGTAGTTTCCGTATAATGTTCCTGAATAAGTATTGAATACTGCACCATCTACATATCCGTGTGAACCAGACATTGTTGCTGTTGTTCCTGATACTGTTCCTGTTCTTGTTATACCGTTCTGGTCTGTGACTGCTATTGAACCAGATCCTGCATTTCTATCTAGTGTGAGAGTATCACCTGAAACTGCTGAAACTCTACCGCCTGTTGTTTGTGAATCTACTCTTAATGTATCATTTAACAAAATTAAGTCGCCTGGTATAACATCAAAATGGTCAAAGCCTGCAATGTATGTAACTGTCTCTGAATTTGCTTGTTCTGTTTCATACATCCAAGCACCGTGCCATAGTGCTTGTTGTTTGCTTGTGCAACCTGTCAATTCAATACTTGTTTCTCTTTCACCGAACTTTGCAATACTTGTTGCGTTTCTGTATTGAACTTCTTCTAATCTAAAATAATTGTCAGGGTTATTCCATTTAACATTTATTACATTAAAGATATTATCTACAGAACCGCCTTGATAAATTATTTCGGCAGAGTTTGCTTGATTGACTAGTCTTTTAATTGTTGGTGTGTAGTTGCTAAATGCATATGATTGTCCATCATAGAACAATCTTGGATTGCCATTCAAGTAAACAAATTTAGCAAAGAATGAATCTGCAATTTTTTGTAGTGCTTCATATTTTGATTCTGCACCATAGAATAAACCATTAAATCTTGCCGCTGTTTGTGTTGAAACACCTGTTGGATTTTGATTACACCATATACCTGCATTGTAAATGTCTGTATATAATTGCTCTTTTTGTTCTGTGTCTAACACGATATCATTGCCTAACCCAAATGTAGTATTTGTTAGATAGTCAAAGAATACCCAAGCAGGATTGTTTGACCAGTTATCTTCTGATCCGCCTGCTTGATTTAACGCATCAACATAAGCAAATGAACTGTAATTATAAGTATTTTTCCAATCATTAAATGAAATATTATTATCATTCGGTGACTCGATTTCACGTCCTGCTACAAAAAATCCTAGTTCACTTAAATCAGTTTCACCATCACCTTGTGCAGGTCTATATTTTACTTGTGCAAATGCAACATCACTTGCTGATAATGTATTTGTAAATGCTAGTGCAGGAATAAATTTTGCTAATAAATTCTTTGTAGTTTGTTTAGGTTGAGTAATACGACTTGGTGATACACCGCCTGAAATCTGTGAAATAGTTGTTGCTAGTAATGGTGATAAAGCACCGTTCGTTGGTTGAATACCGTTATAAGTATCACCTAACCCTTGTGGGCCTGTAACTGTAACTACATTGTTTGAACGTGTTGCTGTAAAATCAGGAACACCTGTTGTGTAACTATTGATTGCTGTTTTAATTTGTTCTGCAATTTCTGATGTTGTTCCACTCGCTGTAATTGTGTTCATAATAAGTCTACCACGAACTAAACATTTAAATTTACCAGAAGTGCCTGTAACTGTGATTGTAAATGAAGGTGCTACATAATCTGTCACTGCTTCTGAACGAATAAATCTTGAACTTGTATTTGAACCTGCTTGTGATTGAATATTAAATGTAATTGTAACATCACCTGTATTTGCAGTAGTAGAAAAGAATTTTAGACCTGTGTTTAGTGTAGTTTGTAAATCTGCAATTACACCTATAAGTGTCATACTTGATGTATTTCTATTACTTGCTGTAACACCTGATGTGAGTGTAGTAATATCTACTGAACCTTTATCTACTGTTATAATCAAAGTATTATTTGCTAAAGAGTCTGCGTTTGTAACTGATACTGCAGGTAATGTAACTGTATCAGCAACACCGTTTGCTGAATATGAACTATCACGTGCCATTTCTACACTTGGAACATCTGGTGCATTTGGAACTGTAACAGAACCTTGTGTTCCTGAAGAACCAGTAGAACCAGTAGAACCTGTTGATCCTGTGCTACCAGAACCTCCAGCACTTCCTGTAGATGATGGATCTAAAACAAGTAATGGTGTTGGTGGGGATACTGTTGAATATGAACCAGACAATACATCTTCATAACATCTTTTTTGTTCTAATGAAAATGACTCTGTTTCTTCATCACCAGCAAAAACTCCGAACCCGTGATCCGGTGCAAATTGATTGAAAGGATCTGTGTTTGATGATGCAACTGAATATCGTGCATCAAAATCTGTTAAAGGATCACATACATCTATTGCGTGTAAATATGCGTTTGTTGAAATATCAAATTCATCATTTGTTTTGTTATCGAACCAAGCATATACTTTGATTGTATTTGCCGCTGTAACTATTTGGTCAGGGTATGCAGTTAAGTAGTCACTTAATGTAAAATCTTTAAAATTAAATTTTTCTAATTCTGTTGCATTACAATCATTTGTAGTTCCATCTATTGAACCTATTTGTTGAGTTCCTGCATTTGTTCCTGTAACTATTGCACCTGAACCTGCGTTCATTGAACTCAAAGCAAAAGATTTTGTATGTTTATAACCACCATTCTTTAAGAACGATATTGGATAACTTGTTTCGTGTAAAACAAATTCTCTACCACAGATAGTTGTTGTTAAAACAATGTTTACATCAACTTCACCGTTTGCTCTTGTTTTAGTTGTTGCACTTTGTCCGTCTGGTGCTAGTGTAACACTTGGTGTTAAACAATTTAAATTACCTGAATTTGAAATAGGTCTTTCTGTTCCACATAATGTAATTGTTCCGTCAACTGTTGTTGTCGTTGTAGTGAGTTCTTTGTATATCCCATCTGGAAAGAATGTAGTAATATTGATTGAATCAATCGCTTCATCTACATCTGCAAAATCTATGTCTGTAGAAAAATAAGGTGTAGTCTCATCTAATCTTCTTAATGGTGCACCTTTACCTGTAACAACTGTAGTTCCTACTGATGGTGGTGCAGTAATAGTTGTAGTAGTTTTAATTGTGCCTGTTGTTTCAATATGAGCAGGTGGGGGATTGTGTTGTGTATATTTTAGTCCTCCAGAACTTGGGCCTACGCCTCCAGTTCCTCCAGAACCTCCAGTTCCACCGTCACCCCCATCACCGCCGTCTCCTCCAGCGCCACCGTCATATGTTGCGCCTACTTCATTAAGTAATGAGTTAAATGATTTTGCTTCCCATCTGCCTGCACTATTATTCCAATAAAGAACATAGCGTTCTCCCTTTGCGGCTTGAACATCACCTAAATCGTTTAATAATTTTTGGTCTGTTGGGTCATTGACTGCTTCAATCTTTACACCATCTGCTTCTTCAACTAGCAATGGATTGAAATCTGTTATTGTTGCAGTTTGTTTATTTGAAGTTCCATCACCCAATGTCATTTCAAATTTAATATCTTTAAAATTTGCTACATTTGTATTTGGATCAATAACAAATGAATCATTGATAACAACTTGTTTTAAATTTTGTTTGTTTTCACCAGGAGGAAAAAATGTAATGTTATTATCATTTAATCTTTTTGCAACACCTATGATAGGGCCTTCTGAAATAGGCATTCTGACTTCTTGTGTAACAAACTCTGCATCTATATCACTTGGCTTTTGTCCTAAATCAAATTGTGTATTTGACATACCAACGTGACCATAAACAACAGGAATAGTTCCTGGTTCAACTTGTTGTCCCATATCAACACCTTCGTGTGCTTTTGGTTTTTCACCTAGTATTGATTTTAGAATAGTTGATATGATTGCAGGTGCACCTTTTTGTTTAACAAAGTTTCCAATCTGTGATTGTTGAATTTGTTGTGCTACCTTTGTTTTTACAAATTGTCCTAAGTCAAAGTTAAAATTAAATTTCATTTTATATCTCCAACTTTCTGGCACTTGGTTTGTTGCCATTCTCTGTTCCTAAACTAGGAGTCAAAGTAAAAACTATTTGTGATGGTGAAAGTTCATCTACAGATTTTACAAAATAAGTTTGTGGGTCAATCATTGTTGGCGTGTTAAAAAATAATCTCATTCTTTTTAATTTTAACCCACGATAATCTACCATTGTAAAACCTGAAGTTGCACTTGACCAACTTGATATTTGCCATAAATCGTGTGCGGCTATAGTCAATGTTGGTTCAGAAACTTGACCTGTTAAATCTGAACGTGTATTACTTAACTGAAAATCTATCCATTCAAATGTATGCTCTACACCGTCAGTCCAGGTAATATCTAATTTTTCATATGTTCCAGTTTCGTTTTCTTGTGTATTTGCAATATATACTTTGCTACTGCCACCAATAGATGTGAAGTCAAACTCAATAAGTTGACCAATAGATTGTGTAACTAGTTTTTGTGCTTCTATCCTTGCTTGTGAACTCATAAATCAAATACCTCAATCATACTTGCTGTTACTGTTCGTTTGCTTGTGTCTGCCATTTGAACGTCAAAACTTTCTAGGTAAAACTGACCATCAGTCCGTAACAACCCGTTTGCTGAGATATCTATTTTGTCTGCATCTTGTAATCTTGCTTCATAGAATAATATTAAAGCAGACGCCTCAGTTGAAGTTAAATTGTCGTGTGTAACTGATATTGAGCGTCTTTGATAGTTGATGCCTAAAGGTGTTCTTTGTATGTAACCATCACCGAACTCTACTAGTCTATGTCTTGGTGTTGCTTGATAACTTGTTGAAACTGATAGTTTTGTTTGATATGGTAACGTTGCCATTAAATTAGCCCTCCAAATCTAGTATTTTGTCTAAGAACTTGGTGTGCTGTTTGTAAAGCAATACCTTCTATATACTGTCTCATTTGTTGTTGTTTGAATTGTCCTGCAGAACCTCCTGCATTGACGCCTGAAATATTGAAGTTTACATTTGAGTTTGCTGTTGGACTACCCATACCTGTTTGTAAAGGCCCAAATGCTTTCTTACTTTGCATTACACCTTGTTCAATTGGATTAGCCATTTTAGCAGGAAGTTTATCCATAAATTTACCAATATCATTCACTAAGTCTGGTATAACTGAATTACCAACTGCCCAATCATAAAAGCCTTGAATATTTTCTTTACCACTATCAACCCATCCACCGATTGCATCTCCGGCTTTTGAAAAGCCTCCTGATACTTTGTCGCTTACGTTAGATCCAAACTCTTTGACTTTGCCAATACCTGCACCTATGAAATCAATCATACTTTGTATCTTATCAATAACTGTTCCGATAGTTCCTATGACTGATTCAAATGCCGGTATAACAATGTCTGTCATAACTGTTGCTATGCCTTTGAATGCTTCTTGTGCCAATGGTGCTATTGTTTCTACAAGTGGGCCCAACGCCTCAGCGATTTTTACTATAACATCAAATGCTAGACTTAGAGCAGGAGCAACAATGTCAGTAAAGATAGTTCCTAGTAATTCAAATACGGGTTGTGCTTTTTCCATTCCTGAAGAAAGTGAGGCAATACCGTCAACAACAAAGGTAACTGCTTGTCCTAATTTCTCACCAAGTGCCATTGCCAAATCTTCATTATTGACAATGAAATCACTCATTCTTTTTGCGGCATTGTTTATTGCGTCAGAAAGGCCACCTTCACCAACTGCAATCAAGGCGTTATTAGCCGCAATGCCTAAGTTAGATAGTGACACTGATAAGTTTTGTGATGCTTTTTCCATACCACCACCGAACTTCTCATCAAGTCCTTCTAGTAATGCGTCTTTTAATTTTGCGGCACCTTCTGCTGTTTTACCGAACTCTGATACTTCTAAACGTGTTAAGCCTAGTTTTTCTTGGAAGATATCAAATACAGGAACACCTCTATCTGCTAGTCTGTTTAAATCTTCAAGACCTAAACCACCTGCTGTTGTTCTTGCGAACAAATCTGTGATAGCGTTAAGTGAACCTATACGGTCTGTAGTAACAGCCGCCATATCACCGAACTGTGTGAGTAATTGTTCAGTTGGTTCAATACCTGCCGCTTTTAGTTTGATGAATGTTTCTGTTAGAGTTTCAATATCGAACGGTGTTCTTGTTGCAAAATCATTGATGAATTTAAATGCTTCATCACCTGCTTTTGCTGAACCTGTAACAGTTTCTAATGTAGTTTTTAAATCTTCTGCTCTTGAACTTGCTTCAACTACTGATTTAGTAAATGCAGTGAGTCCGCCTATTGTAATAGCACCAGCGAGTAGTCCTTTGAACTTGCTGAAAGAGCCAGAACTTTTTTGTATACTCTTGTCAACTTTGTTGAATTCTTTTTCAACACCGCTGACTTTTTTCTTGAGTGGAGCGAGATTTCTATCAATCTTTTTTAGTGCCGATGATGCTTTGTCAAGAGCCGTAATTTCAATTTGTATATCAGCGTTTGCCATTTATCCTACTCCGTTTTTTCATTTGGTCTTCCTTAATCTTATAATATTCAGACCAACTTAAATATTCCGACACTGACATCTCAGATATTTCTGATACCGTTTTATGTAGTGCTTCTGCTAGTTGAAACCTAAAAAACAGGTCAGTGTCGGACTTTAGTTTTTTGCGATTTCGTCCGCTTTCGGTTCTTGATTCAGAATATGATTAGCAACACGTATAACGACTTCTGGATCTACGCTGTTCATAAGTTCAAATTTATCAACCATTTTGAACAACGGTTTTCCTTCTTCGTTTAATGCTCTCATAATCAACACTGTGACGAGTGCTTCCATTACCTTTTTATCTTGGTGTAACTTTACCACTTCCTCTGTTTGTTTTAGCGTAGCACTTGCAGTGAAGTATACTTTTGTATCCCATTCAGGGACATCTACCCACTCAAGTCCATTAGCCAACTTTGTTTTGAAATGCTTAGTAGCATTTTGTATTGCATTCATTATTATCCTCTATTCTTTATCTTAGTTTGTTTCGTCTAAATCACCACGCATAGTTTTTGTGTATGCTGTGCCAGATGAACCAGTTTTTGAAGTTTGATAATCAAATGTTACTGTTCCTAAACCGTCAGGTGCCATCTCAACGTTTGCCGCTGTGATGATAACGTCACCTGTAATATTTTCTGTTGCTGAGCCGTCAAAACCTAAAACTAGTGATACTGTATCACCAACTTCTAATAGTTCTTGACCACTGTCTGCTAGATCCATATTACACTCAACTGTGCCTGATATTTGTCTAAGACCCGGAACATAGTTTCTTGCTACGTCACCGATTGCAGTAGTTTCTAACATATCTGCTTCTTCTGTAACGGAAAATGATGTAACTTGTGCCACTGTTGTTGACCCAACTTTTACAATCCCGCTGTTACCTTTTTGAACTGCCATTGTTTGCTCCTATTAAATGTTATTTGTCTAAATCACCTTTTGGGTGATAGTATTCAATACGCACGATTATTTGAACCGCACCCAAAGGAAAGATAACACCTTCATCAGTATTTACTTCCCTTACCATTGTATCAGTTGCATAGCCATTTCTGGTAACATCTTCATACAATTTTGTTTCAATGTCATCTAACAATTTGTTTCTAGCAGTATCTAAAAACTTGCCTTTAACAAACCCTGTTAGAATATACTCTATGATCCCTTGTCTTGTTGTCAGTGAATTATCAGTTTTTAATTCTGATCCACTTTGAACTAAGATTGCAGGAACTTGAGCATCGCTTAACTCGTCAGGTTCAAAAACATCACGTGTTACAAATCTAACAGATTTAATTTCTTTTAGTTCTGAAACAATGTTTTTCGCAATGTTTTCTCTATAACTTGTTTTGCTCATCTCAATTCTCTCTCTAACTGTCTTTTGAAAGCATCTGTGATAATTCTAACTTCACCTGAACGAACACCTATGAAAGGTCTTGTTTCCTGATTGCGTTCTGCTTTCTCTTGTTCTTGTTTTCTTTTAAAGCCCACAATAACTCTATTGCGACCTTTACGTTCAACATCCAAGTTAGAAAGCATTCTACCAGAAAAATTCAAGTCTGGTGTAGTTCCTCTGCCATTATCTTTACGAAACTTTGCATAACTTTCGGAATAAGGTATAAATCTTCCTGTCAACCCCACTCCACGTGATGTTCTATCTAAGATAGTTTCACGCATTTTCTCTCCACTTCTATTTAGAGCCTTTGGAATTGCTCTATCTAAATCAGCCGTAAATCGTTGTATAAAACTTTTGAAACGACTAGTATTGATAGAGATTTTTGCCATTAGCGAATAATCCTTCTTGTATGAAATGGTTGTCTCTCAGTATTTTCTACTGTGCCATCATTGTCAAAATCATAATCTACACCATCACGTAAAATTGAATTAAATTCTTCTTCAAATTTTTTACGATAGTGCATCATCATAACTTGAAACTTATCTTCATTTCCTTCTGAATTCCATTTCGTTAGCATAGGTAGAGCGTATTCTGAAAGAACACGATACACTGCACAACGAGTAAATTGAGATTCAGTAAGGCGAGAATTATCCATCTCTAAACTAGGTAGTGAACGAGAAATATCATAGTTTGTAACATTACGACTACGAACCCACCATTCATCACGCAATCTACGTAAAATATCATCACGTGCTTTTGCGTGTTCATCGGTAAATTCATCTATACCGTATGTTAAAATATCTGGCTGATACTTTATTAAGTCAGCGTCAGTTGACATTGCCATTGTGCGTTCTCCTAGTAGCGTTTATGAGAGGGGATTGCTCCCCTCTCTATTTCGGTTGTTTAATTCAGATTACTGAATTGAAGAGTCAAAGTGCATTTCAACTCCATAAGAGTCGAAGATTTCACCGTGACCATACACAGCCGTTGCTACCACTTCATCAGCCCGTAAAGATGCATCTCTTTGCCTTTCAATGTTGATGTCTTGCATCATTGCTAGACCTAGAGCATCTCTGTGGAATACTGCGCCTTTGTAGTCACCTGTTGTGCCTGTGTTAGACATATTTGACGATTCAAAAATTGGCACACCCGCTAGTGTTCCAGCGTAACCAGAACGTAGGGCCTCCGTTTGAAACTCGCCGCCTGCATATGCTTGTGCACCGATAGCCGCTTTAAGGTCGTATGCTACCATTGGGTGTAGAACACACGCTAAGTCAGAAGCAGGGACACCTGCCGCACGTAGATTTGCTACTGCTTGGAAAATGCTGTTTACTGTGATTGCACCTGTGCCATCACCAACTGCTGTTGAGAAGTTGTCAAAGTTACCCATTAAATCTGAGTCTATCTTTTTTGCAATCCCTTCCCCAAACAATTTTCCTAAATCGGCAATAACGTTAGAAGCCGAAGTTCTGATTGCTAGGTCAGTAACAGTTGTCATTACACCTACTTCTGAAACAGTCAGTGTTGCACCGCCTGTTGAGATTTCAGTGTTTGCTAAGTCAGTTCCTTCTGCAACTGCCGCCGCTGATACTGTTGGGTATGTAGGAACTACGATTGATTTACCACTGTTTAGTGGCATTGTAAAGTTTTTTACAAGCCCACGCATAATTGATTTTTCGTTTGCTTGGAACATTGCTTCTGCTACGATTTGTGGCAAAAGGTCGTTCAGGGTTGTTGTTGTTGATTCATTAGCCATTGTAATTCTCCTATACTGTTGGCGTTATTAAATTTACATTCCTTGCTTAGTTCGCCAATCTTTGTATTTGGCTCTATCAGCAGGATTGCTCATATCTAATTTTGTTACATCCATTTCTGGTGCAACATCGCCTCCGACTTTTGATTGTGACCCTGTGCCTGGAGCACTTGGAGCCGCAAAGTGCGGGTTCTTAGTAATAAAATCTTTAACCAAGTCTTTAACTTTCATTGCTGAACCGTTATCTAAGTATGCAGGTGTTCCTGTTTCATCTAGAACTTCTGCTTCACCTTGTTCGTTCAAACGAACTCGATTCTTTAACAAGTCTGCGACCTGACTAGGAGCAATCGCTTTAAGTGACGCCGCACTATCTAATAATGCTCCATCTACTTTTTCTCGCTTCAACGTGCCTTCTAACTCGGAAATTTTTGAACTAAACTTTTCAGCCTGTTCTTTTAAAACTTTCTCAAATTCACCACGTTGTTTTTGTTGCTCAACTTTTCGTTCTTCTTCTTGATTCTGCCAATTCTTGTATTGTTCAACATCGATACCATCAAACTTTTTACGTTCTCTTGCAACTCTATCTGCTACAATACGATTGACTTCTTCTTGAGAGAAGCCCTTGTTTTCATTACTATCCAGAGAATTCGTTGGTTCTGTAGTCTCCGTTACTACATTTTCTACCTGATTATCTTCAGTCATTATTGCCTCCATTGAGTGAAACCTACTATAATAGTAGTGTATGATTGTATTTATGCTTTTTGTTTGGAAGATAAATTGGGTCAATGTATTGACTATTTGACGAATCACCGCTATAAAGATTGTGTGTTAAGCAAAAAGGAGAACACAATGACTTATGAAACAATAACAGAAGAAACTTTGGTAAATTTGGTAAATTGGTGCTATGAAATGCGAGGAGAAATTGAATTCTGTTTAGTAGATGTGCTTTCAAGTCCGGCAACTATGCAGATAATCAATAATTGGCATTCTGTTTACAATTAAACACTTAAAAAGAGCAGTATTTCTACTGCTCTTTCTTTCGGTCAAAAACTTGACAGATTCACGAATCGTGTTATAGTAATTACACAATGAAAAAACAAGGATAATATTATGTTGAACAAAAGACTATTTGAAACATTTGAAGATGCTTGTCAGCAAAGAGATTTGACTATAGAATGGCAACCAAGTTCATTGAATGTTTACTTTGATAATGGTAACTACATTATGTTATGGACACCTTTGAATAAGTGTCCAAGAAGACCAATAGAAGGATCTGACTTTGTTATAAGACAAATGTTGATTGAACTTAATGACAATATGCACGACTATCATATTGAGTGTAATGCAAAAGATCCAGATAGAATGATGAGGATCAGCACAGCAAGTTGGAGTAATGGTATGATATCAAAACTACAAAACAATCCTACTGTAAAAGGTTGGTTTGAGTTGTTTGATTTTTGTCAAGACAATGATGCAATAGACACAGACTATGCATTTAGTTTATTCACACAAGAAGAGGAGGTAGTATAATGTCTTATCCGGCAAATACGAAAGTAGTAATACGTTCAAGAGAAAGAGAGCCTGACAGTTATTTTAAACTATGGGCAGATATGCAAAAACCATGGTTCAAAGACCAAATAACAAAAGAATGGTCAGACAAATGGAAACTTGCATTTAGAAGAATGGGTTGTGATGATACTATAACGTTGTATGAATGGAATAAGGTAAACGAAAAAATGCAACGTGGTATATGTGCATCAACTCAAAAAGGTTTTTATCTAGACCAATGGGATCCATATCCTGTTATAGTAAATCGTTTTGATGGACTAGCAATAAGACACTCTAGAATAAATTGGACTTACATAGTTCATACAAGTCATTTAAAATTTACACCACACGCATTGGGTCAATATCGTGCAAAAGCAGGTTCTTTTGTTGATGATAGTATGTGTTGGGATATACCATATATTTGCAATCCATTGATGAAGAAAGGTTCTGAAGAAAGTGGACTAACAAGTTACTTGTTGCCTGCAAAAAATGGTGCTTGGTTGGGACATTCAACTGCAGGAAGAGGTGGTCTAACAGAAACATACAAATGGAAAAGAGGCAAACCAATGTTTTATGAACAATCAGAAGGTTGGGGTTGTCATTTTATTTGTATGACATACATCAGAGATTGGAATATGTCTATGGCTCAAAGAGAGATTGTTAAAGCATATGAAGACGGAGACTATGAAAGA